CGTCTTTTTTCTTGACCCTGTTAAGTAGTTCACTCTTTTCCGATATCCTGGCACTACTATAACTGTCCCACGAATAACGGCTGAACTCCCAGAGAACTCCGGGACATGTATTGAACACATAGAGCTGTGGCTTACGCTTAATCTCACCTGTATTTGTCTTAACTACTTTTAACCGTTTCTTGACCTCATTGAGGCCTATTGCATTGTCCTTTGAGCACAGTATTGTACTGATGCCGTTTCTGAAGAACTCAAGCCTGATGGTTTGTGTCTCGTCTTGTTCTTCATCGTTTGCTTTGTAAGAGATTACCGACGGCTTCATCGCACTCGTATCGATCTGGCACCAAGAAGGCTCAATCATACCCCCTTTTGTGATGCCTCGCTTAATCCTTATGAGCCGGGCAAAGTCGGCGATGATCATGCTCTCCTTAGGTGCTTTTAGCTCATCGCACACATATAATATGTTCTCTTGCTTATCATATAAGAAACGTACCCAATAATGGGGCGTCCTCTCGTGTGGGTCGATGCCTTCAGTCAAAATAAACCTTGTTGGATTTTTTTGGGCTAGGCTAACATGATCAAAAGGCTCAATAACATGTAAACTCTTCGAGAACTCCTTGTATATTAAACCCTCCTTTAAATGCGGCTTCCCGTATATACGAGAGTCTACTTCATCATCATCCACCGTCGCCTTATAATTTTCTTTTGCGGCCTCATCAATAAATGGATTGTCTAACATACTAAGTGTCTTTGTGTATATTATCTCTTTATTTGGATTCTCATAAAGGAAATTGACAAGCCTTGTGAAACCCGACAGGCTCGTAAATGTCAACAGGAAAACCCCATCCCTATCTGTTAATCTGGCTAAACACTCCTGGAATATATCCCACGATAACTCCTCATCAGCCCACACTAAATCCAAGTCCAACCCCTGAAAAGTTTCACGCCCAGACGCATATGTTCTAAATATAATTTGTGACCCATTCTTCAATGTCAATATATCATTAGTAAAGCCCGACACATTAGAATACTTACCGTATTTTATAGATGACTTAGGGACAAGCTTATTAATCTTAGCCTGTTGTACTAACGTTGAAAGCTTATAATCTACTGTACAACATAAGATTTTTAACGGCTTCTCTAGTGCCGCCTTAACAACAACAGCTCCACCCGCTTCAGACTTGCCAGACCTATTACCACCAAAAAGAGTAAACAGTTTTAGCTTACTCTTCTTATGAATTATTCTATCTAAACATTTAGTTATGAAGTCATTCTGTTGCGGGTATTTTTCGAAGTCCATAAAGTCAAGTTGATTATGTTTTTTATAATGAGCAAACTCCCTAAGCTTGTTATACATCTCCTCGAGCTTGTCTGGAGAAAGAGTCAATAATTTTTCAGCGGTGAGATTAATTAGTGAAACCCATTCTCAGCAAATAGATTTACGATTTCTTTAGCCATCTCTTCTTTACTAATAGGAGCTTCCTCTTGCTCATTCTCAGTTCTGTTAGGAGCCAATGCAGCCCTTGCATCCTCATCAACAATCCTTAGCAATGTCTCTGTAGCCTTATAATTATTATTCCCCGACATCTCTTGCAATCGGTCTGTTGCTGTGCGAGATAGACGCGCTTTATTGGTACACATCATCGAATCTATAGTTTTATATTTTTGATGTTTCTTAATTTTCGTATGAAAGAACAAAGCAGACACACCAATTCCCCCATAAAGTTGTAGGTTTGTAACTACATTCTTATTTTCTTCTAGAAGATTAATAGCCATATCCATTTTCTCTTCAAGGTCATAAGCCACTAGAACCCTCCTTTTTTTTTTGACATAACTATCCCATATTAACACGACTTATTTTATCATATATTCACATATAATGAAATAGTTACAATGCTACGATGCAATAGAAATAATCGGTATGACATCACATAGTTACAATGCTATTATGTATGTATAGAGAAAACGTAACTAATTAAGGAGCTAACTATGAAAAACAAAGCAATAACAGTAGAACTTGAATTTGATAGAGAAGAAATTGACGCTCTTTGGCACACAGGATTCCACGAGAACAATATTCGCTTGGTTGAGCTTGAAGGCCGAATGGAAGCAATCGGAGGGGACGACGATAAAACTAATTATATTTTGGAAAAGATACACAGTCATAAGGGCGGTTGTAGCCTACTTTGGTGCGACTCTTATTTGGATGCAAAAATAGTTCTTAACTATTTCAAAAAAATATCAATAGAGTCACAGGACCCTGCCGATGGATTTATATTGTGGGACACTGTATCTACAGACTATAAATCCGAGGGTCATGTCGTATGGCTAAATAAAAACGTTTCAGAACATTAGATGAATATTAATACTAAAAACTAATTAAGGAGTTAACTATGAAAAATAAAGCAATAACATTAGTACAAGCGGTAGAAGAAGGAAAACTAAAAACTGTTGAAGCCCTCCTAGAAGCAGGGGCCGATGTGAAGGCCAAAGATAAGAATGGATACACCCCGCTCGATATCGCAAAAAAAAATAGCCATTTAGAGATTATTTATATTCTAGAAAAAAATGGGTCTATGAAAAATAAAGAAATAACATTGGCACAGTCTGTTAGATCTGACAACACATTAATAGCAAAAGATCTAATAAAAAAGGGGGCTGATGTGAACGCTCCTGATAGCATAGGCTGGACCCCTATTAATTTGGCGGCAACACTTGGACGCACAGAAATAGCACAAGCACTCATAACAGCCGGGGTCGATGTGAATGCTACAGATGGCAGATCAGCCCCACTGCATAGGGCGGCAAACGAAGGACATACAAAAATAGTACAAGCTCTCATAGAAGCCGGGGCCAATGTGGATGCTACAGATGGAGATGGCTACACCCCACTTCTTATTGCGGTATTCTGGAAAAATCTATGTACTGTAAAAGCACTACTAAAAGCCGGGGCAGATGTGAAGGCTATCGTCACTGATGGTCCTTTAAAAGGCTACACCTCACTTCATATTGCGGCGAGAAATGATACCGAAGATATAGAAATAGTGCAAGCCCTCCTAGAAGCCGGGGCAGATGTGAAGGCTAAAGATAACTATGGAAGAATCCCGCTAAATTTGGCGTGGACGTGGGGAGATACAGGGGTATTAGAATTACTAAAAGCGTGGGAGTAGATGAATATTAAAACTAATTAAGGAGTAACTATGAAAAGCATACTAGACGAGGCAAAACAAATCACAGGCAATGAAAGAATGAAAGAGTACGGACATCCTAGGGACAATTTCGGTGATGTTGCAAGATTATGGTCGGCATATATAACCAACAAGTTCGATATTTCGCTGACTCTAGAAGCAAAGGACATCGCATTAATGATGTGTCTGTTCAAAGTGTGCCGAGAATTAGCAGGACACAAAAGAGACAATCTAGTAGATGCGGCAGGATACATAAGGAACTGTGCCCAAATTGAGATAGAAGAGGAGAATAATAATGACTGAAGAAGATATCACATTACAAATCGAAACAATTCTATATATGTATATGTAGGTGAAAATATGAAAGAACAAAAATACGGTTGTAAAAAATACAAAGAAGAAATAGTACTAAATACAAAGAAGATAAAGGAAAAAAAAGAAGTAAGTAAACACATCTCAGACAACACTATACCGTGGCGTTTATTATTAGAAGAAGAAAGGAGATAACTACAACGATAATTACAATACTATCTTATTGGTTTTGCTTAAAATAGGAGGTAATAATGGTAACTTATATGACAATAAAAAAAGGTGACTTCGTTAAAATAATGATGCAAGAACACCCCAACGGGTTCAGCAAACAAGGTTTAGAGGCGCTATTTACACATCTAGCAGAGGAAGAGAGAGACATAGGGGAGGAGTTTTCATTCTGCCCCAAGCTTAGCGTTTGTGAGTGGTCACAGTCAACAATCGAAAGCGCCCTTAACGAGTTTGAAGCATCTTCACTGTCAGACCTTAAACAAATGGCGACAATAATTAAGGTAAATAAAGAAGAGGTGATCTATGCTGAAAGATAATATCATCAGGCTTGGTTTAAGGAATCGAAAACGAAATTCATATAAGTTTTCACAGCCAGTTAAACCATCATATAAGATATGTCAAAGAAGAGAAGGTATTTTTACAGTTACCCTTGAACCAAGAGACACATTCTTGAGTCGGTTCTTAAGCATTTTCACTGGTCAGGTTTAAAGGAGTTCTATGATGAGAAAAAGGGAGATATTTCTAGTATATGCACTATTCTGGTTAATCGTGATAATAGTATATATAACTGCCCGAGCAATATTATAAAAAGGGAGAAAAAAAATGAGCGTAGCAACAGCCGACACATCAACAGAGACCATTAAAGAGGAGTTTTTTGCCGCAATAATTAGAGGCGAGCTATCTGATTTACGGATTGCTCAAGAAATTATCGATGACGGCCTCGATATAAATACACGCGACGATCTGGGCCGTTCCTGCCTTCATTATTGTGCAGAGCACAACCATATCGATTTCTTTAAGATTCTTTATAACATGGGTGCCTATCTAGCTGTTCGAGATAAGCATGGGGACACACCACTGCATTTGGCTGTAAGTTTTGATAGAGTAGAATTAGCGACCTTTATCATACATAATATCCAGACCCAGGGCCTCAACGTCCGAGCAAATGATGGGTTTACACCGCTACACTGTGCTTGTTATTCAGGACGAGAAGAGATTGCGAAACTATTAATCAATTCTGGTGCCAGAATAGATATAAGGGATGATGGCGGAAACGTTCCTGAGTATTTCGCTCGATTAAAAAAACACAAAGGCATAATCAAACTATTCCGAAAGGGAGATAAATAAGATGAGTATTGATTTACTAGTACAGGCCGCTAGATTTGGCGACTATGAAGTAGCTAAATTACTCATAGATAACGGGGCTGATATTAACGCTAAAGATAGAGAATGGGACACCCCACTTCATTTAGCGGCAGAAAAAGGAAATACAGAACTAGCAAGATTACTCATAGACAAAGGGGCTGATGTGAACGCTAAATATAAAAATGATGTAAATGGTGCATTGAATCAGGTCGTCAGTTATTCCGGGTTTTCAGTGAGGCACACAGAAAAATATGGCAGTAGCCCACTGCATAGGGCGGCAGACGCCGGATATACAGAACTAGCAGGATTACTCATAGACAAAGGTGCCGATGTGAAGGCTAAAGACGATATGTTCAAAACCCCACTAGATTTAGCTGAAAAATCAGGACATAAAAATACAGTCAAGTTACTAACAGAATGGAGCTAAAAAAAGATGCCAATAAAAAAGTATGATTATGACATTAATAAGATACAGTCCCTACAAAACGAGGGGCTATCAATTCGAGCAATTGCAAGGAAATTTAAGTGGTGTGAGGTCAACACATACAACTGGTTAGTAAGAAATTACACCAAGAAAATCACGTATACACACAAAAAAGGGAGGTAACAATGAATTCTTATCAGATGGTATTTTTTGGAGGACATGCAATTCTATTCATCTTGTTTTATTTTGGTTTTCCAAAAAAACGAGTAGACAAGATATGTGTTCTAGTTATGTCTCTCTACTTATCGTTTTTAGCCTTTTTATTTTCATTCTCAAGTTCGTTTGTCATTGTTAATGAAAAACTCAATATATTTTTTAAAGACTTTTTACACATCATTTGATATTGAGTTTTTTCTTGACATCCTCAACTGAACAAGCAACAAATGCAATCGCACCAGCGGCCTGAAGCTTTCTTAAGAACAAATCTTGTAACCTAGTTGCTTTCTTAGCAGGCCGCTTCACTTCGATGCCAAGGGCTTTGCCCTTATAGCTCCCTATTAAGTCTGGCTCTCCGGCTGTACCAAATTGGCCACCGTGCGTTTTCCAAACGAATACCCCGTCGATCGCGTTTAGGTACAACTTTATGCACTTTACTATGTCTCTTTCTAACATATGACACCACCTTTTTATTTCTTAAATCTATAAGCACTATTTTATTAGTTAATAATAACCGAATCTGTCCCGACAAGTTTAATCTAGACTTTAGTCTCCACATCCCAAGCATAAAAGCCTCCCTTTCTTACCCAGCCTAGATCGTCGTACTTTGTTAGCGCTAGGTCATAACATTTGCCTGCCCAGTATAAATATATACTTAGATTCTTATCAGAGGGTAATTCCCTTATCCTTTTCTTACATTTCATATAATTCCTGTATTCGATCGAGCTAAAAAAAGCTTTAGCCTTTTCCATTATTCTAGTCCTAAATCGTCACAATCATCACATTCATCACTTCTTGATGGCTCCTCATCTATAAATATTGGCTGTCCAAGATATTTCTCGAAATGCTTTCTACTATCCTCAAGGGACTTAAACGTATATCCACCACCCCACTTCCCGTTATACTTAATTCG